CACCGTTGGCGGAGAAGTTAGCGTGAGAAGTACCACCAACTGCCATACCGTCTTCAGAAACGATATCGTCAATTGAGGTCATACCTGCACGACTGTAAACCGCAGCAACGTCGCTGTCTGCGAAAGTCGTATCAGAAGCCACAGTCACAACACCAGTTGAGGTGTTTACTGCGGAAACTGCGGAACCAGTAATTCGGTCCCAATCGCTAGCTGAATCGTCCCACTGGGATACAGTGTCACCAATTTTAAAGTTCTTCGCAACTGAGGCAGGAACAGTAAAAGTAGTGGACGCACCTGCGGAAGTCAGGTAAGCAGAACCAGCAAGGAGCTCTTCATTGATTTCCTTTACGTGGTCAATTTCTGCATTTTCATGCTCCATCGCAAGGATATCGCCAGCACCACCCTCAAGGTTAGCGGTGAAGATTGCCTTCACAGCGGCACCGAAGGTTGTACCTACGATTCTTGGCAGGGAGTTGATATTCTCAATATTTGAGATATCTACGGTCGGGAGAGTTCCCGTTTCCGTGATCGGACGAGAACGCCCGGAACCACGGTCGGTCCTTACACGCCAACCAACGCTATTGCCCCATACCACACGGGGTAGGGCATTCCAGAATCGAGTCTGGTTGTTTAGAGCATGCCACACTTTGCGTCCATATGTAGCATTGAAAATTCCAGTAGCGGAGTCAACCGTAAAGTATGACTGCTTCTGCATGAAATCCGGTCCGAAGACGTTTTCAAGCAAACCACGGCCACGCTGCGCCTGACTGAAGTACTGAAATAGTGATGGATTAGTAGCCATTAGCTATAAAGTCTCCTGTATTACTTTGAGGGCTGAGAAAGGATACCCGTTAGAGAGTCGCCTTGTCCCTGCATACTGACCTGCATTTCTGCCATGTCAGCGTAACTCATCTTGGTAAGTTGGTCTACAACGGCTTCTGGGTCAAAGTTACCTTGGGCAACCTGTTCACCAATTTCCGCTGCTTTCTGAAGAGGGTCACCCACATCTGGGAGAATCCGGCTCACAGGTCGTCCGCCAACCTCAGCTTCTTTCCAGCCAATCTTCCTCATCTGGTTCTCGACTGCGTTAGCAACCGCACCGTCAGTAGTAGACTGAGCCTTAGCAAGGCTAGTTATGGCTTTCGCCATGGATGACAATTGAGCTTTCATGTAAGCCAAGTTAATTTCCTCATCCTCTACACCCTCTTCCTCTACCTGAGGATACTCTTCTGCGCCGTTTACATCGCCATTAACAGGAGGAAAGTCCTGTTTCTGGACGTTGGGGATAGAGATATCGCCACCAGCAGCAATAGGCTGCTGAACGGTTTCAGTATCGGTGTTAGGGTCAGCATCTTCCTCTGTATCCGCAGGTGGCGGAGTAGCATCGCTAGAAACTGACTTAGGGTTGTAGTCGTCAACTGGCATACCTTGAGGTGATTCTCCTGAGGGAGCCTCGTCACCTTTAGTAAAGCCGAAAGCACTACCAACTGCCTTTACAATTTCTTTAGTAAATGCAGCTTTGGCAACAGCCTCAGCCTCTGCGTTCTGCTTCTCTTCTGTTTCTTCGTCTTCTTTTGCAAATCGTGCAGCAAGCACAGCAGATAAGTCGTTAGACTTCTGGAGCTGCTCTGCAATAGCCTCTAGAGCAAGAGTATTGCCCTTCAGCAAATCGTTTTGATCCGTCATTATATTCCTCCAAAGAGAATAAAATCTTGTCCATAACCTTTCTATCGCTTTGGAGGGTGGACTCGCCGCACTCCCTCGTATTTTTGCGAAATAACAAATAAAAAAGCAGGTGCTATCGCAACTGCTTCTTCTTGTCTATTGTTATTATACATCAGTTAGAGAGAAATGAAATTACATCTTGAAAATTTCCTCGAAATCCGCATCAGATGAGTTTCTATTTTCCGAAACTCGTGGTTTTCGGGCTTTTTTAGACTGGGGAGATAGAAAATCTCTATTCATATTTTTTATGTTTCTACGTTTTTTAACTTTTCTATCACGGGATTTCCAAGGTTCTGAGCTAGACAACTAGTATACCTCCTATGAGTCGCTAAACCGCCGGACTTTATTCCATACAATTCTAGCTAAACCAATTCCCCCTACCACTACCGAAACCCAAGCCACTACTTGTATGGTAATAATATCGGGAAGTAGGTCATCAGATATATCAGCCATAATTCCACCGAATAAAATCAGGGGAATCGGAAAATATTCTTTAAGTTTTTCCATCTACTTCTTTTTACGGGTCTTTAGAATGCCTAACTTACCGCCAATCCGACCCCACTCTGGAACCGTTACTTGACCATCAGACAAAGCTTCCTTAATGTAAGCTAGAGCGTCAGCCCGTTCCTCCTTGGTGTCCAAGTTAGCAAAGATTTGTTGACCTAAAGCCAATAAACCTTGATATTCCTTTGGAAGTAGTTTACTTATAAATGCGAGCATAGTTGTCTCCTCTTACCTTTGTCTACCGCCCTTGTTGGACAGCACTATCGGATCACGCCTTCTGTTATCTATGTTGTATTTATGCATCATCTTTTCCATTTTTTGGGTTTCGGATGATCCTGCTTGGTCCTCAAGCCAACTAGCAAAATCTCTAGCGTTATAATAATCGTTATCAGATATGAAGGTGCTAGGATCATCATATTGAACTTTATCGGTTAAGTATTGAGCTATACCATCCTCAGTCAGGGGTCCATCATAACCAGAGAGTAATTCGGATGGATTAGATCCACCTTCTTGTTGGTATTGTTCTCCAAGCGCATTTACAGTTTCTTTATCTGAACCAGTAAGTTCGCTAATAGGATAGGGATCGCTACCTGGTGTTTGTATGTTACCTTGTCCATCAAATGTAGGTTCGGATACGTCGGGAGGTGAAGTTTGCGAACCAAATCCGCCTTCACCAGGTTTCATACCCACTTCGCTAGGATACATTTGGGCTTCATCATATACAGCCGCTTCTCGTTTAGCTCTTCGTTCTTCTCCAGTAGGGGAAGCTCCAGCAGGGAAGCCATCTTCATCTACAGCAGGAGGAGGTTGCCCTGCGGCTTCTGCTTCATTCGTCCATTTCCCAGTCCAATCATCTTGGGTCAAGGATGGCATAAGTTCCTTCACAGAGTCCGAATTAGCTCTCGGACCGTAATCGCTGCCACCCCTCACACGAGTTAATTGAAAACCCTGTTGTTCTAAATCTCTCCGCATTGCAAAAGCTAGGGTAGGGTTAGTCATATCGGGGAAGTCTATATTTAATACTGGCTTACCCCAATTATTTCCTGTCATTTTTTTATAATCTGGATCATTGCTAGTTATCCATACACTACCCTCAGCTCTTTCCTTAGGTGCGATGATACTCTCTCCATATTTCTCTCGACGCTCTGCTAAGTCTCTAGCATTCGGATACTCAGGCAATGGTGGAGCCTCACCTGTAGGGTTGGCTTCAGTTTTAGGCCATGTCTGTCCCACGCCTATTCCTAAATCATATCCCTGAGCCGTCAAATCCGCTTTAATTTGTTCCTGATCCCATTGAGTGGGATCTGACATCTTCTCTCCGAAGCTCGGTGAGTCTCTCCAAGCCTCAACATAAGAGTCAGGATTTATGTTATATTTAGCACCCCTGTCCTCTGGCTTCATACGATTCTCATTCCATTGTCCGCCATTTTCCAGAGCCGCAACAGGATCCGCTGCGCCATGTAATCCTGGTGTGTCGTAAATTCCGGGTCCTCCATCATTAACATTTGAGAATGTTTTCCCATCAATATCAGTTGCCGTGGCTAGATTAGCATCAACAACCTCCCAGTTGTCTCCATATCCAGGATAATCTGCGGGATTCGGAAGTCCACCTGCTTCTATATTTGGGTCACGTTGAGGTTGTGGGCCAACTCCACCTTGAGCATCCACTTCGGCATCCATGGCTTGGTCATACGCTTCAGCAGGGAATGGTTGACCTTCACCTGCGCCGGCTCCCCCGCCACCTGACTCATCATAATCTATATCCGACCCCGTTCTCCCTGCTCTTGCGTCATCAATGACCTGTTGGGAACTTACGCCCCCCATGTCACCATAATCAATATCGTACCCACCCGGATCTTCCGTAGCTCCACCAAATCCGCCTTCGCCAGGTTCCATCCCTACCTCTCCAGGGTACATTTGAGCTTCATCAGGAGTGGCGGCGGCTCCACCGCCACCCATGTCGTCATAGTATTTACCGCCCCTAGCCCCAGTTTGTACATTCGCTCCTTCAGGAGCTTGTTCACCAGGTTTCAAATAAACCCTAGCTTTGTCCAACTCAGCAGCGTCCAAACCCTCACCAAATGGTCCTTTGGCTAAATGTTGAGTTTGTGCCTTTTTAACAAAATGGGGGAATAGCTCAGTAAGTAGTCTCTTGGTCATTAGTTACACCCACAGTCCTCAGACTTATTTATATCTAGTGTTTGGTATTCCTCTCCTGCCGTAGTTACAGCAGTCCCACGCTGAGTAGTTCCCCTAGATTCAGGATTATTAGTCATATCCTTCAATTCATTTAGGGCTTCCTTCTCTTTAGGCCATCCGTATTTCTCCCTAATTTTCTCAGTCTCTTCGATAATTTCCTCTGGAGTATGAAAAATTTCGGTCAGAGTCCCCTTCGGTCCAACCTCGGCCTTCACGAAACTTTTCAGTTGCTCCAAAGAAGAACTTTTTCCCGTCACCATTTTAAAAACCTCCTGAAGACGTTTAGTTAACTCTTCGTCGTATTCAATAATTTCGTCTACCTTATCTTCATTATACTCAGAATTTGACTCCAAGCCTGGAGACATACTTCCTTGAGTACTATTATCCATAGATAGAGCATATTCCTCTACCGTTTTTCCGGCCTTGGGTAAATCTTTATCGGGGTCAAATCCGCCGTAGAACTTATTATAGTTCCCGCCCGTTACTCCCCCGCTAGCAACCCCTGAACCAGGTCCTGCCTGTTCTTTTTCCATACTTATAAGACAACTTCCGTCTATACAAGTTTCAGATTTTTCGGAGCCATGCGCCTTTAGCAAATTAAAGTGCGCCCCTTCGTTGACCCCTTTCTCACATACGGTAACTTCTGCTAACTCTAGCTCTGTTACCCTGGTAATAATTTTGTCTTTGCCTTTTTCTTGTATCAACTCAGAATCGGTGTCTAGAGCAGAACCAGCAATAGAGTAACTACGTATACGCCCCTCTTTCACTTGCTCTTTTACTCTATCGGCAATTTTCGTATCGTTACGCATCTCTGTTATAAAGAAAAGATGGTTTTCATTTACACCACTCTTAAATATTTGCCCTGCCTTATTTATATATGCGGGTAATGCCCAACCTACTTGTACGTCAGAGTGGAGTACCATGGCGTTTCGGGTTCTAATGTTCCCCATAAATTTTCTAAAGGCTCTATCCATGGCATCCATGGTAATAAGGTGTCCTTCCCTATCAACCATTTCAACTGATGCGGGTCCGCCGACCACCATAGGTTCACCGTTTTCTAGTACATCCCCAGCTAGTTGAGCATATACTTTATTCTTAGGATAATATCTAGATAGAGTTAAAATTTCTGCGCCAGTAGAGAATCCGGCTTTATATAGTCGCTCGTATTCATCAATAGCGTCTTTGATACTGCCTTTAGTCGTCATTCCCCCTGAGGGGGCGGCTTTAGATAGATTTAGGAGTTCCCCTGTTTCGGTATTAGAGAAGTCCACGTATACAGATTTTTGAACTTCATCCTCCTCTACAACTTCATATTCCTCTATATAATCCTGCATAGCTTTAGAGAAATAGGGGTAATCCCCCTGAGGATACGCCCTAGTAAAAAATGATTTATCTAGCGAAAACTGAGAAGCCGTATCGACTAAAAAATCTGTGGAGGATTTAAAATTATTAGCCTTAGGAAACGATAAAGTTCTAGTAGAAACATCTTTTACTAGATGTTTTATTTCATCATTAGTAACACTATAATTCTTTATGTCTCTACACGCCCTCAGTAGGGTGAATTCGTTCATTAAGCCTCTGGGTTATTTACCCTTGAAAGTATTTTGAGTAATAAACTGATCTGCCAATCCATAATCTATAGTTTCTTCTGCATCTAAGTAAAATTCCCTATCTATATCTTTCATTATAGTTCGTTCTTCTTTGGAAACTCCCCACTCCTTTATCAATCCGACCAAAGTTCTCTTGACTTTTTGCATCTCTTTACTTTGTATCTCTACTTGCTTCGCATCCCCTCTAGTGGTTCCAGATGGTAAATGTAACATGGTGTGGGCATGAGGATACACATACCTGTGTCCCTGTTCCCCCGCAGCTAATAACATAGCCCCCA